GGCGCCGAACCCTTCATCCAAAGCATAGAGGCTGCGACATTCTGGTCAGGGATAGCCGTGTAGCTGCTGTTTAACTGCAGAACAATCTGCTCTAGCGAACGCACCAACTGGTTAAACTGCTGAGGACTATAGTCGCCTGTTGCCGCATCAGGCAGTCGGACGTTCTGTATTTTGCTCATCGTAGGCCATCCGGTTGGATGTCAACGCGCAACGTACCGTAACGCCAGTTTGTATCGACTTCGTCGCTTGTAATCTTCAGTGCAATCTGCCGCCCGCGAGCCCGCGTGTCTACTTTATCTGTCGTCGGCGTAATGACGTAGGGGTCCAAGGAACTAGGACTAGCCGTGGTCTGAGGGTATGCGCGCAGTAACAAATTAACCGTGAGGTTTCCCTCTTGGTTTTTAAAGTCAGGAATAAACCGGCGCATCAAGATCATGTTGTCGCCGTCGCCGATATCGAAATAACCTGAGTCAATAAAGGCCGTAATCGCGCTACCGTCTGCCTGATTAACCCCGTCTTCATGGTTATATATCAAGCTGCGACCGGCAGTAAGCCCATAAATAGTGCCTATAGTAGCTTCAGTGCTTTCAGGGAAATACTCTGAGGCCGTGGGCTTCTGGAAAGAGCCTACATCCTGCCAAGAAGTACGCGCTAACGTGCCTTCAGACCAGACGTTTTCAAGATAGTTATAGGTCACGCACCGGTCAATATAATCAGACGTGAAGCTGCAGTAGAACCACGTGACCTCGTTAAAGTCAGAGTTAAGCGCAGCAAAAACCTTATCTTCTTGTACTAGATTGATATCGTCAAAAACGTAATCTTGCAATGTGCAAGGGAGCTTTTTCACCGTACCGTCAAAGACGTAAAACGCCTCATGGCCCATCCAGAAAGCTAAGCCGTTAACCTCTATCGCAGAGTTAGGGCCCAAGGCGCCACAGTTGCTGCCTAGTTGTTGGAAACCAAACGTGTACGGAGGACCAATGTACTGCATGCCGTGAAGAGACGTGTCGGTTAGTATCAGTATCTGGCCGCGCGCCCTGACTGCTGTTTGAATTCTATTACCGTCTGACAGCCGTTGACCACCTGCCGTATTCGTCGCCGACTCGGCAAAGGTGTTAATGTCTTCTTGGTTCGAGAATCGTACAAATAAAGGGTCCTGAGTGTCAGGATCACCTATTGTGGTTTCAGTACCTAAGGCGATTAAATGCCTATCTGGGCTAGAAACAAGCATGTAGCCGTTTTTAGTCGGTGCGCCGGAGACTAGTGAAGCGCGGGTATCTACGCCATCTGAAGGATTCCACTGATAGAGTTCCCCATCCACAAGCTGCAGAAGCAGCACTTGACCAAAGTTATCAAAATGCCAAATACGCGCGTTAAGTGTCTCAACCTGCACTTCAGTTCGTGGAGTGCCCCATGTACTAGCGCCCCATGTGCCTGTTCCAAAGCCGTAGTCAAAGTAGCTAATGTCCGAGCCTACGTTAATCTGATAAGCACCCACCACTGAGGCGCCGCCGTTGTTTGTGTCTGATCCGTCGGCATTTACAGGCGCGGTAATGGTATAGGTACTTGAATTAGTGACCTCGGTAATTTCCCATTCGGAGTTAAGGATGTCGGCGGTGATTTGTCCACCTAGACTTACCGCGCCACTAAAGGTAACAAAATCACCTTGAACAGCCCCGTGAGCCGTATCAGTAACGGTTATAATTGCTGAACCAGAGGTGGCTGAAAAAGTAATATCGCCTGCGGAGCTAGTGCTTCTCAGGGGAGTTATGTCGTACCAAGCGCCGCCTACGCTTACATAGATTTTCCGGTCCGTGCCTACGGCAAGGTAGGGAGTGCCTGCGAGGTTATTCCAAGAAAACGTGTAACTAGCAAAGCCTACGAGGTAGTCTGCAGTGCCGTTAAAGTAGGTCCAACCGCCTATTTTTTCTGGCATTCCATAGCGAAAACGGATGTTATCACCATCCGTCCACCCGCCTTCAGCACCGTATTCAGTATTTTGTTTGTCAATGCCCGGAGCTAATGTAAGTTTGAAAAAAGCCATAGCGGTTACCAGTTTCGTTACAAGTATTTGCCCGTCTCGATCATAGATGCGAGTTCGTGGCTACGGCCCTTTACGTCCAGACTCCATTTCGAGTCAAGGAATTCTTTTGCTGCGAGGGGGTAATCTGCCACTTCCATAGCGGCTAACGCTTTTTTAAAGCCTCGTAGACGTGTAGCACCAAGATTAAAGCTGATGTCTATCATAGCATCTTTTCTAACGTCATCAAGTGAGCTAAACCACGGATATTCTGAGGAAAGTTCTTTCATAACACGTAAGATGTCGTTTTCTAACAGGTAATCTACTTCATCGTCGGAAAGACCAATTCCTCCGTTAGGATCAACATTTCTCCCAATCCCCAAAGTCCAGTACCCCGCGCTACACTTGTAGGCCACGTGCCGTCCGTTGGTCTTCACTTCGCCCTCATGGCGCTTAAGCATTTCTAATAGTTTTTCCATCTTACTTCTTTCCATTACTGCCACCGAAGAAGAAAGCGGATATGCCGGAAACAAGACCACCTAAGTAGCCAAGAATCAAGTTAACTACGCCGTCGTCATTGGCATCGGGGGGCTGTATGGTAACCATAAACACATAGCCTAAAAACCCAATTAACGCCAACATGGCAAATATTTTAGGGGTAGGATCGTCAGCAAACTTACTTCTGGCGTCCTTACGGTCATCGACCTCTGCCTTAAACGACTCAAGGTCAATTTCCATTTCCCGAATACGGTCCTGAAACTCACGATCTGCCTGCTTTACTAGCATGGCTTTTTCAGGCTGAGTTTCTAGGATTTCTTCTATTTTTTCGGCACTTGCATCAGGAACGCCTATCTTAGACGCAACCATTTTTACTGCCATACCGGCAAGGGGACCGCCCGCAGCTTCCGCTACCGTAGGAGCCAGAGACTTAAGTAGCCCGCCAATTTTAATCATGCTTCAGCGTTTTCTTCTTCGACAATTTCGTCGATTGTGTCACATACATCAGGGACAACTACACCTGTGGTAGCAGACAACGCAGAACGACCTACGGCACGCATGCCTTTATATACGCTTGAGCAGTAAAGTTCTTTGTTTTCACGGACTTGCTCTACCGTAGTGCAAGAAACCATAAGCAGTGCAATACTAAATATCAACGCCAGTCTTACCATTTTTCTGGTCCTCTAAAAATTTAGTCAGTCGTTCTTTGTACCCTTCCATAAAGTGGTCTGAAACGCGGTCTTTATAGCCTCTATCTTTCTTGCGTAGGTACTTAGTGGGGTTTATGTAGTTTACTCCGCCATTGGAGAAGTACAGCATATCTTGGGACTTACTGGGGCCGTAACACAGGCGGGGGACTCTAGCTACTGAGTCGCTGCCGTTAACGACAGAAATTTGGTTATCGAGTGTAAACGGCTTTTTAAAACCTTTGAAAAACGTATTGGGCTTACCAAAAGTTATCAGGTTTAAATTATCGTGTTTGCCATTCAGTTTAGCTGCCGTCAGTTCAGCTAATGCTCCGCCAAGACTATGCCCGCAGATTAACGTGCGCTTGCTATAATCAATGTGTGGCTCAATCTTATCCCAAACAGAAGCGTGAGCAGCAACAAATCCACCGTGACACAATCTACCGGCATACGGTACAGGTACAGGAAATAAGTTAAATGCCCAGTCACTTGCCTGTTGAGTGCCACGGAACACTATGATGTCTATGGTCTTGCGCTTAACAACAAACGCAGTAGTAGAAGTCAAAGGCGACTCTACCTTAATAGCGTCACGATTTTCGTCGTTATAGGCTTTTATAGACCATGAGCAGGCCATTGTCAGTAACACAGGATCAAGTTTCATTTGTCAGCTTTAGTCTCAAGTCGTTTAAAGATAGCGCCGAGCATCTCTTTGATTTCTCGTATGTCATCGCGGTAATCTTCTTTTGCTACATAGGTCATGGGAATAGCTTTCATGTCCGCGTCAATTCGGTCTAATAAAGCAAACACACGATTAACTAGCCACCCAACAACAAATCCGGCTAAGGCAATTGCCACGTTAAACATCACTTGATAATCCATTGTACTACCCTGCTACTAAGCCCACCATCCAAAATATTATACCCATAGTCGCCCCAGTCATTAGGAGGATCAGAGTACCGTCGATAATTAACCGTTTTTGCTTAGCCCGTGCTTCAGCAGCAGCTAGGCGTTGTGCGCGTATAGTGCGCCGTGTCTTCATCATCTCGTTATAGAAGGCTTCGCCCGGCCCGTACAGCACGATGATTTCCCTAAGCTGAGTTTCCATCTGCTGCGTCTTGTGCTTCGCCATCTGTATTTCTAAGGCTTGGGCCTCTACCGACGAGCCTCGCAGGAACTTAGGGCCGTACTGGTTTTCTTTTTCTATCTCTAAGATTTTCTCTTTAGAATCAAAGAACTTACCTATGTACTGGGCTGTATCCTCTATCTCACGTCCGGCATTTACTGCCTTAGCAACGAGGTTGTACGCTCTTGTCGCTCCTGCTATACAGGCGCTTATCGTTACGGGGTCCATCAGTATGCCCTCACTGTTACTGGGTCTGCCACACGGGGCAAACAATAAGCTGCAAGGGCCACGCCTCTCGGCTCGTAATTAAGGGTCCGCTCTACCTTCCCCCTGACAATAGCTGTAGCAAAGTAATTGCATCTATTGATGTCATAGAAGTACATGTCCGAAGACTGTATCTGGCCGTTGACCAGAACATATAACAAGAATAGATGCGTCACTTGTCATACTCTTAAACCAGCGGCTGTTGCAAACGTGGATCAACCCAATCAGGGCAAAGTTCCCAAGCGCCGTTGACGTAGTTGTACTTACAACCGTACCAATCGTCCGGCTCAGTCACGCCTTCAATAAGAGTAGCGTTGCTAGAGTTCATATCGCCAACGATAAAGTCCAAGTTAGCAGGGTCACCTACTTCGATACAGTCAGCTTTCATATTGACTTGCTTGTCGTCTGCAAAAAGATACTTAGAACAGTTAGTGCTGTTTTCAATAATGGTTTTCATGGTTATCCTTCCAATAGGATTGAGGTTGATGATAAAGCCCGTCCTGCGGGGACGGATGATACAGTAGTTGAAAGTGTGCCGTCGCCTTGGACGTAATAGTCAGAGCCAGTAGTTAAACCTGTAACTTTTTCACTAACCCCACCCTGCACAATCACTGCGCCTGTAGCTGTATTGGCTATGGCTTGGTCTGTTATGCCTATGAAGTCAACGGAGTTTGAGCCTGCGTTTTGGAAGACTACAGCATCTGTATTATAAGGAGAGTTGTATAAATCAGAATAACCTATGACAACTTTTTTATTTGCAGAATCGTATGCAGACCCTGTATAAGCGCAGCCGCCTGTACCAAAAGTCACAGGGGTCCCTGCGGAAAAAGTTGTCCCTGATACAGTACCAAAAACCAACGTCCCGTAGTATGGGGAGCCATTATCGTACAAGCAAAAAACTGATTTCCCTGCTCCCGAATCATATACTGCCGAATAGGGAAGAGGGAGGCCCGAGCTTATAAGAACCGTAGCAGAACCAAAACTAATCGAACCACCGCTAATAGTTCCTACTTGAGCTGTAATATAGCTTGAATTAGTAGAGTCTTGGTACACAACTATAGTTTTTTGAGCGTTAGCGTCGTAAACAGAAGTAGGACTACCAGAATCACCGCTTTTAAATTGGACGGCGCTACTAAAACTAATTGAGGTCCCTGATACTGTTCCAACACGAGCTTCACTTGGATTAACAGACCCACTGTAGTAAAGAACTACTTTGTTGGCATTTTCATCAAACACGGGCGAGAAAGCACTGTAAGTTCTATCCATACCTACAGATACAGGGGTAGCAAAAGACACCGTTGTCCCGCTAACTGTTCCCACTGACGCCTGCATCGGGTAATTAGTCAAACCAAATTCGGGCCAAAAAAGTATAACCTTGTTGGTTACAGTATCGTAGGTGCTGTTTTGCGTCCGTACATAAGACCCCCAATAAGATTCAGAGCCAAATGATATAGACGTGCCAGAAACTGTCCCTACCTTTGCGCGTCCGCTTGCATTAAAAGCGTTGTAGGTAAACACCATTTTTCCACTACTAGAGTCGTAAACAACCCTCATTCCACTCAACGAAACATTGCTAAAAGTAACTGCCGTGCCGAAACTAATGCTTGTTCCAGAAACAGTCCCAACTACGGCTACTCCATAATATGAAACTGAAGGGTCTTGATAAACTATAACTACTTTACCAGAAGCAGTGTCATAGGCTGCGAGAATAGTATAGGTCTCGGAAGACTTAATAGTAACAGGCGTTCCAATAGTTTGTGAAACCGCAGCAACAACCTCCACCGTACCATCGCTTTTAAGCGCAACAGTAACTCCAGACCCTAACGTGCCACTAGCCACGAAACTCGCACTCTTAGCCCCTGCTCCGGCAGGTAGTAACTCGCTCAAATTGCTCATGTTGTGTAATCCAAGTTAATGCTAGTGGAGGACAGGGCTTTGCCTGCTAGTACCGTAGATGTCGTGGTGGACAGGCTTCCATCGGTTTGGACGTAGTATGTAGCGTTAGGCGTGAGTCCTGTGACGTTGGTAGAGATGCCACCCTTGATTGTCACCGAGCCAGATGCAGTGTCCGAGATAGCAGCGTCTGAGATGCCTATGAAGTCGGTGTTGTTTGTTGAGCCGTTTTGTAAGACTCTAGCCGCGCCGGGAACCCCAGAGTCTCGATAGGCTATTACAACTTTACCGGCATTTGGGTCATAAACAGAGGATATAAAGCTGGTTGGATTCCCCGCATTAAAAACCACAGGACTTTCAAAAGAAATAGACGTGCCGCTAACTGTGCCTACAATAAGTGTGCCGTAGTTAGAATTGCCGTCATCTCTATAGGATATAACTACCTTGTTGTTACCGGGGTCGAATGTAGTTGAAGTATACGTTACAGTAGCAGATTCAAAAACCACTGGGGTTCCAAAAGAAATAGACGTGCCACTTACGGTGCCTACAACTGCTGTGCCATAATTTGAATTTGCCTCGTCTCTGTAGGCTATGACTATCTTGTTTGAGGTTGAATCAAAATCAATACTAATCTCGTCGGTGCTAGCCGCTTCAAAAACAGACTCAGAGCCAAACGATATGCTTGTGCCGCTTACTGTTCCGACAATAGCCGTGCCGTAGCTAGAGTTACCGTTGTCTTTATAAGCAATGACTACTTTGTTTGAATTTGAGTCAAACGTAGTTTTTATTGATAGGGGGTATGCCGTATTAAAAACAACTTCAGAACCAAAACTAATACTTGTGCCGCTTACTGTCCCTACAATTGCTGTGCCGTAATCTGAGTTTACGTCGTCGGCATACGCTACTACAACTTTGTTTGAATTTGAGTCAAATGTAGCGCTTACAAAGAAAACTCGACCCGCATTAAAAACAACAGGTGAGCCGAAAGAAATACTCGTACCGCTAACAGTCCCTACAATTGCTGTGCCGTAAGACCCGTTGCCTAGGTCTCTATAAGCAACTACAATTTTGTTTGAATTTGAGTCAAACACAGCAGAAGGGTAAAAAACGTATGCGCTTTCGTAGACAACCGGGGTTCCAAAAGAAATAGACGTGCCACTTACGGTGCCGACAACTGCTGTGCCGTAATTCGAATTGCCCTCATCTCTGTACGCTATGACTACTTTGTTTGAGTTTGAGTCGAATGCACAGGATGTTTCACCCGTCTGGGTAGTTTCAAAGATCACTTCCGAACCCAATACCTGCGGTGACCCTGTAACCGCACTCACAGTCCCATTGCTATTAAGAACAACAGTAACGCCAGACCCTAACGTGCCACTAGCCACGAAGTCTACTTGCTTGCCACCCGCACCCGCAGGTAATAAATCTGTCAGATTACTCATGTCAAATCCATCATGTTAATCGTGGTTGCGGAGATTGCTTGGCCTATTTTGGATGATGTCACTGTAGTGCTAAGCGTACCGTCATCCTGAGCGTAGTAGTCTGCCCCTATAGTTAAGCCAGTTTGCGCTTCGTTTAGTCCGCCTTTTAAGTTCACAGAACCAGATGCCCCGTTAGCTATTGCTGATGCTGTTAAACCTATGGCGTTGTCTTTTGTAGAACCGGCGGGGATATAAGCAAAGGCTTGCCCGTAAGAGTTAGACCCGTCTGTAAAACCCATAATTGCTTGGTTTGCAGTCGTGTCGTAAGAAGAAAGATAACTACTAGTACTTACTGATTTAACTACAGCGGGGGTAGATAGAGATATACTTGTTCCGCTTACTGTGCCTTCTGTGACGGTATAATAACCAGAATTTGCAGGGTCTGCGTATTGTATTAAAACCACACTACGAGAAGGATCAAAGCAAAGGCTAGAGGTGCCTAAATTTCCGCTGCTCGTATAGGTAGCCAATGTACCAAAGGAAAAAGAAGTACCGGAAACACTTCCAACAATTACTCGCCCTAAGTTTGAAACCTTAAATGATATTACTACTTTGTCGTTAGTGGTGTCGTAAACCACTCCTAGCCCCTCAGTAGTAGCGTCAACTCCACCACCGTAAAAAGTATTCACGCTGCCGTAGCTCATGCTAGAGCCATTAATATACAGAGCTTGCACCCTACCAAGATTACCGCTAGTAACATCCCTATAAGCGACTATAGCGTTACCGCTATCTGGGTCATAAACCATGCCCATTCTATATACAAAAACAAAAGCGAATATAGTAGCGCCACTAAAGCTAATGCTTGTTCCACTAACAGTTGCAAACCTAGTATAACCGTAATAAGTAGATGCTGCTCCTAAGTAAGCAAGGATAAATTTGTTGTTCGCAGAATCGTAGACTATGGGGGATGCGTCGCCGACTCCGTGAGAAGCGAAAACTGCGGCTGTACCAAAGGAAATTGATGTCCCGCTAACTGTTCCTACTATTGCTGTACCGTAGTCAGAGTTACCACTATCAGTATAGGTTATTACTACTTTTCCGTCACCATAAGCTATTTTGGTAGCTCCAATAGAGGCAGATTCAAAAACCACAGCAGTCCCAAACGTAATGGTTGTTCCTGATATTGACCCAACAACCGCCCTGCCAAACGCGCTTCCAGATAACTGCCTATAAGCTAGGACTATTGTATTAGAGGCTTCATCATAAACGCCACTCGTTACATACGGATACAAAGTGTCAAATGTATTGTTAGCTCCACCAGTAGCAGGGGAAGTACTAACAGCCTCAACCTTTCCATCAGACCGTAAAACAACTACTTGTCCAGAACTCAAAGTGCCAGACGCAACAAAATTAGCAGTATTTTGTCCGCCGCCTGTCGGCAGCAGTTCCGACAAGTTACTCATTACACGCTCCAACCAATAGTGGCATCTACATAACTCATAGTTATCTCGGCAAAGTTTTTGTCAAACGTTAGGTCCGTAGCAGAGCTTGCGATGTTTGAACCATTTCTAGCCACGGTAAACGGAGTAGTCGCCGCTGCTCCCGTACCGTCCTTGATACCCACCGTGTCGCCTGCGCTTGGTGCCGCAGGTAAGGTAATAGTAATACTGCCCGCTGTAACGACAATAACGTCCCCAGAAACCGCAGTGTAATTTGTGCCCTTCTGTATGGGGTATGCCGCCGCGCCTAGACTTGTTCGCGCTCCCGCTGCCGTAGTTGCGTTTGTTCCACCGTTGGCTACAGCAAGTGTGCCTGCAAGAGTAACGGTACCTGAACTAGTAATTGGGCCACCTGAAGTAGTAAGGCCAGTAGTGCCGCCAGAGACATCAACGCTTGTTACAGAGCCTGTTGTAGCAGTTTGGTATTCAAGCGCAGTTCCGCCAGAGTTAACGGCAAGAACTTGGTTTGCTGTGCCTAGTGATGTTAAACCCGTACCGCCGTTGGCTACAGCAAGTGTACCTGCAAGAGTAATTGTGCCTGAAGTAGTAACTGGACCACCTGAAGAAGTTAGGCCCGTAGTACCACCAGAAACATCAACGCTTGTTACCGTACCACCAATTTCGGTTGGGTTAGCGTTAAATACCGCAGCCCCTGCTCCCGCACCGTCTGTGACAATCATGACTTTAGAGCCATTGGGTACGTTGACCGTAGCGCCTGAACCTTGCTTGATCGTAATGATCTGGCTACCTGAAGTAGCGTTCTCGATTATCCACACCTTAGATACGGTGTTTGGGCCAAGGGTAACCTCACGAGTTGCAGTCAAGGATGTAGCGGAGGTGATTTTTAAATAGAACGAGCGAGTGTCGTCAGCAGTAGCGTCAGGCATTGTAAAGGTTTCGTTGGCGTCTGCTGCCATTTCCTTAGTGCCGTAGCTAAAACCGTCGGTGATCAGCTCAAGGTTAGTATTGGTACTGGTGCCCCAAGTGCCACTTTCATCGCCAGTGGCGATTTCCTTAAGCCGTAAATTATTTACATAAGTAGCCATTTGGGCACTCCAGTTACACTAATGTGCTGCCACCCGCAGGCGGCACGCTTGTCGCGTAAATCTTTGTATTCTGACGCAAGTTTAGTGCTTCGCCGCAATCTGAACAAGTGTCCGCTGCTATTTCAACCTCATCAAGATCGTACCCGCAGTTACCACACAAAAGCTCTATTTCGTGCTTGGGGTCGATTGTTGCGCCTAAATCTGTTGCTTCATTAACTATTTTCATGCTGCTACCTTTGTCCAATTTGGTGTTTGATCTACAGGGACCTCGGTCCATCCAGTTCCGGGGTCTGGGACTATTCTGCTCCAGACTAATACATTTCCAACTTGTCCCGTAGCCTGAACGCCGAGGGCGTATATTATAGCACCGCCTGTCTCTGTTGTTTCGCCTAGTGCCGTGGTGCCTTGGACGCCTGTAACATTGACGTTGGCATCCGCTTCTGCTGTAGCTGTGCCGAGTGCTGTAGTGCCCTGAACGCCTGTAACATCGATAATGTTGTTGGTTATCTGGGTTACCGTGCCTAGCTCGCCCGTGGCTTCTACGCCTGTAGCGCTAACTGTTGCTCCGGCAGTGACGGTTTCTTCACCAAGGGCCGTGGTTCCCACCACTCCAGTAACGGCAACAATAGCCGTAGCTTCTACCCCAACAGTGCCTGTTACACCCGTGGCTTCTAAGCCCTCAGCATCTACGACAGCACCGGCTTCTACTTCAACACTACCCGTAGCACCCGTGGCTTCTACACCGGTAACCGCAACAATCGCATCTGCTTCTACTGCGGCTGTGCCTAGTGCTGTAGTACCTTGAACCCCAGTAACGACAACAACTGCTTCGCCTATTACAGCGACGGTACCCGTCTCGCCAGTGGCGGCATTACCAAGGACTTCAACAGCGCCATCGGCTTCTACCGCGATGTTTCCAAGTATTGTGGTGGCTTCTACGCCCGTAACATCAACTATGGCAGCGGCAGCGACGACAGGGGTGCCTATCTCTCCAGTGCCTTCTACGCCTGTTACGTCCGCTCTGGTACGTAGATCAACGGTAACTGAGCCGGTATTACCTGTGGCTGTAACGCCTGTAACTAAAACATTGGCGTCGGCTTCTACCGAGATGCTTCCCACCGCAGTGGTAGCAGAAACCCCAGAAACATTAACTATGGCCTCTGCATAAACCGCAGCAGTACCAAGTTGGCCCGTAGCCTGAACGCCGGATAGGGTTACGCTAACAGAGACATTTGCGTCATCTGCTATGGGAGCCGAAGCTAAAGGGTAAAAACCTAGCATGACGCTCCTCCCTTACACACTCCAACCTATGGTGGCGTCAATATAGGTCATTGTTATTTCGGCGTAATTTTTGTCAAACGTAAGGTTTGTTGCAGAGGCCGCGATGTTTTGTCCGTTGCGTGCTACTGTAAATGGGCTACTAGCTGCATTGCCCGTACCGTCTTTAACAATCACAAAAGCCCCAACAGCGGGGGAAGCAGGTAGTGTAATAGTAATCCCTGCTGTTTTTACTGTTAAGAAGTCGCCCGATACTGCTGTTGTATTCGCTGTAACAACTTGAGGGCCGGTAACTGCAAGTTGGCCTCCAATAGTAGCGGTACCTGTGACGCTTACGCCTGTGCTTGTCGTTTGTATTCTTGATGTGCCGTCGTAATATAATTGTGTTGCGCCATTAAGGGTGTGTAGCAGCGCCCAATGGTTATTAACGTCGTCATAAAGACCCATAGCTGACGAGTTATCGTGCATAAACACGACACGGCCGCCGATGCTGTAACCTTCGTAACCACCATGAGCGCCGCCGTCAGCTTGAATAGAGCCGTAGCTACCCGTAACAGGTTGGAAGTATCCGTTGCCTGTATCGCCTAGACGCACACCTGTAGTATTGACGGTTATCTCGGAGCTGCCGCCCGTTTGAATAGTAACGGTGTTTGTGCCAAACAACAGTCGAGTGTCTGTGTCGCCTTCGTGGTAGAGCGAGCCTGCGAGGTAGATGTTGTCCACGGCGTTTAAATTGCCGTTGATGTTTACCCCTGCAAAAGAAGGAGATGAAGTTGTATCTAAGGCTTGGTTGGCTGAGTATGCTGTTGCTCCGTCCGCGACGTTTAACAAAGTCCTTGCCGCAGCGGCGGTATAAGAACGCCCGTAGGTATCTGAGCCGTTAGTTCCCGTAAACCTACCCATACCAGAAGTAAGGCCAGTAGTAGAGAATGTCCCGGTAGAATTGTAGTAAGTTGCAAAAACGTAACCGCTTCCGTCACGAGCGACGACCTTACTTGCTGTTGCTGTAGTGGTGGCATCGACGTTTAGTGTGACTGTACCAGAGGTTCCACCGCCGGTTAGGTAGCTGCCTGCTGTTACGCCCGTGATGTCGCCTACGTTGGTAGTGAATCCGGCGTCGTTGTTGAAGATACTTAGCCCGATTTCGTTTGCGGCTTTTCTACGGTCAGCACTAGCGTCAAGAACAATAAACTCGTCCGTGCCTACCATCGGAGCGGTCATGTCCGTTAGCTCAGACAAATCAACCGTAAGCGTTACAGTTCCGCTCGTACCGCCGCCAGACAAACCAACACCCGCAGTAACGCCCGTGATGTCGCCTACGTTGGTAGTGTACCCTGCGTCGTTGTTAAAGCCGCTGTTGTTAATGTTGGCTTTGGTTAGTTTTCTCTGTACACCGCCGGTATCGACAACTACAAAGTAATCGCCGTCCCCATTCGTGGTGGAGGTTGTCAGCTCGTTTAGGTTCAGAGTAATGGTAGGGGTTGCCCCCTCGCTTGAAGCACTTCCGTCTAGGCCCGCACCAGTTGCAATAGTCGCAACGTAGTTACCAGTGGTATCTGTACCCAAAGCAACAGAGTTAGCCGCGATAGTCGCCGCTATGCTTACATTACCCGTGCCGTCAAAACTACCCGAAGTGCCTGTGACATCACCGGTTAGACTGATTGTCCTGCCTGTAGCCAAAGCAGTAGCGGTAGCGGCATTTCCCGAGGTATTTTGGTTACCTGCGGTATTAACACCGGGCAAGTTAATATTAGCTGTGCCATCAAAACTAACCCCGCCAATGGTGCGAGCAGTTTGAAGGGCAGTCGCAGTTGCGGCATTACCTGTGGTGGAGCTTGAAGTTGTAGCATTACCCGACAAAGCAGCCGTAATCGTACCCGCACTAAAGTTACCAGAGGCATCCCTAGCGACTAATGTGGAAGCGGTGTTGGCTGTAGCGCTTTGCAGGTCTTCTGCGGCAGCAGTGACAAAAATAGTCGCACTACCAGAAAGGTTAAGCAAAGACCCTGTACTACTCTCGTCAAGCGTACGAGAAAGCGTCGTACCCGACGCCGTATAAGTGCCCGTGCCTATTTCCCACGCAGTACCGTCTTCTATGGTGTACCGGACAACATCAGCATCAGATACGCCTGAAGCAGCAAAAGTCTGAAACCCTGCTACCGCAGAGCCAAGCGTAACTGTCCCTGTCCCCGTCGTAGCGGTGGACATTTTAGCTCTATTTACTAAAGTCACCATAGCTAGGGTCTCGCGGTTTAGGCAATACGGATAATAGCGTTACTTGCATCAGCAGCAGGGAAGACAATAGTAAAGTCGCCCGCAGTTGAAGTCTTGTCAGAGCCAAAATCCAGAACCGCAACAGCAGGATTAGTGCCGCCGTCAGCTAAATAAATCAAAGCGCCACGAGCAGTAATAGTCGCTGAAGACCACGTAGTGTCCGCAAAGTCTAAGAACGCTGTAGTGCCACTTGAAGCAGGGTTAGCTGAGATAGTCAGCGTGTTTCCGCCCGCAGTGTAGCCTGTGCCTGAAACTTCGTTAGTTACTGAATACGCAGTAGTAGTCGCATCCAAAGTAGCCGATGAAGTGTACAGAGCAATCTTAAATACTTGTGATGTGCCGCTGCTGAAGTCAAAAGTGCCATCAAGCACGCCGACTTTGAACGATGTAACCATAGCTTGTGTGATAGCCATTTTTCTTTCCTCTTAAAAATATTACGGGCCGGGCGATTCCGATTTAATTGGCAGTCTAATCATGCCATCTCTAAACTCATCACGACGACGGCGACCTTGCTGCTCGATGCCGAGACCTTGTATGGCCTGCTTATAGCTGTTTTCAAAATATGTCAGCATATCAAGCGGGCCTTTCGTGTAGCTATATGCCTGTATCAGGCACGCATATAAAAGCGCTTCAGGGGCCTTGGTGCTTATCCAAGTCGTCGTGTTTGAAGACGACAACTGCTGCGGCTTATATATGTATCCTAATTGAACTTCGTAACTGGCGTCAGGTGTAGGTGCAATGTAAAAAGTGTTTTGGTCCCACACGGAGTAGTATTTAGGAGTGCCTGTTTCCGAATAGTCGGGCCAATACTCTTTCATGAAAGAGGTGTCCCTGAACTCTAAAAAGGTCTGATCTCCGTTAAACGTCGCCATTATGTAGCGATGGGTCAAGATGTCGCTTGGTGCAACTAGAAAACGATTGCCTGAGGTCATGTTGGCAGTGGCTTCAATCTTAAAAACATCCAGATCGATGTCTCTAAGAATCCTGTTCTCTGACATCAAGATAAACGTATCTATCACCGAGTTAGAGAAAACATTGCTGTCTACCTCGGTATAGTTACGAATATTTGTCACTAGCTCGTCATAGGTCATGTAGTCACCACCGTAACCGTTCCCAGAGTAGCCACGCCTTCAACTGCTATTGTCGATGGCGCCGGCTGCATTGACCCCGGCACTGTCTCAAAAGGTGTATCGCCGCCTGTGCTATTCACAAAAACACTCAACGGCTCTGTCCTGTCAGGGCGTGGATTCAATAGTGAAATCGCATCGCCTCTATACTTTAACGGGTCCAGTTGGGGCTCTTTTGGCTCATAGTCCTCTGGACAAACCATAAACCCTTTCCAGTTCTTTTTAAGAGTCTGGTAAGGATAGCGCTGCCCGCAGTAATCACAAAGGGCGTATGAGTATTTACCCGTTGCATGCGCCATTTTATACCCCTACATCAGGCAGGATGTAGGTACTTGCAGTGTCCCTATCCTCCATCGCGGCCCGTTGGAAATCCTGTTCGTACATTTGTTGAAGCGCGCTAGTTCGTTCTGGCGCATACTTCAAAGAAAGCATGTACGCTAAACCCGACGCTAAACAAGGTAGAAACCTGAAATTAACATCGGTAGTGTTAGTATAGTCACCGGCATCTTCCATACGGCGTATACGGTAATAAACCAGTGTATATGCCTTGTCAGCAGCCGGATATAAATACGCCTTGGGCGTATTCGTTCTTTCAATATAAATTTGAGAAGGCCTAGCCTGAGTAAGTTTGTCTGGTACATTCAGGTATTCTTCTCGTCCTATTCTTTCAATGTTGATGTCTTGTTGCTGCCCGTTTACCGTCTGACGAATAACTGCTGTCAAAACATTGACAGTATCAGTAGGCAAAGATATTTCAGCATCGCCTTGAACCAAAGAGTAGGTGGCCTGCTCGATGGTCCAGAGGTTTAGCCCACGGTTAGCCCAGTCCAAGAACAACAAATTTAAGGACCGACGAGCCGAGTTAAGCTGATAACCTGCAGTCATCTGCATGCCACAGCGCTCAAACGCCTCTTCTACAAGGTCGTCTATCGCCAGATTAAAGTTTGTGGTCCCAGAGGTTGCCATCTATTTACCCCAACTATCCCGCGCTTTTTTCTGTGCAGGTTTGGATAAGTCACTGTAATGATAAAGCTTCTTGGACGTTTTTGACATATTTTTGCCTGTCATTATGGTGCCGTCGGGGTGCTTATGTGTGCCTCCCCGATGAACTTTTCCGTCCTTAAAGTAATGCTTTACTCCGGCTGCCACTACTTACACATCCCGCCTTTGCGGTATTTCTTAATCATGCCGCCACCCATCTTTTTTTGGACACCACGGCCCATAAGAACGTCAGCCTTAGAAACTTTTCCATCCTTGTTCAGATCAGGAAAACTTTTCTTTTTGCTGTTGGCCATGCCGCCTTTGTTCATCATCACAGGACCAGTAGTCTTGCTTGTTTCCTTGATGACCTTGTTGCGGGGGCCAGAACCAACGCATCCACCACCCTTAGTGGCCATACCCATTCCACGTCCTGCCATTTGGATCACCTCACTTTTCGATGTCGTTTAACTTGAGAAGCAACTTTCTTTGGTTGTGCTGAAAACTGCTTCCCCCTTGCTGTATCAGCCCGCTTCTTGCGGGTGGTGGCTGCGTACTGTTTACTACTCATCGATTTTATTGCCTTCTCAGGCAAGTATCGTTCTCCAGTAGCTTTAGGTCCTTGCGTCGATGGCTTACCGCTTTTGGTTCGCCATTTCTGCTGAGTCCATGCCTTTAATGATCTTTGGGGCTTCTTCAATCCGGCCATTAGCTTCTATAACCCCCACCTTTGGCCTTGTATTCTTTTGCTAGCATTTGGGCCTTTCGAGCAGACCACTGACCCGGCTTGCCGCCTTTGCCGCCCGCTTTGATCCTGTTGAACAGGTTCTTTCGCATAGTCGGCTTGGTATAGTTACCCGCCTCATTGACCCTAGATTTAGTAGCCGAGCCACCTGTAGACATTTTTCTAACAGGCTTTTTTGCTGCGGGTTTCTTCATCTGCATCTCCAACGCTTGCGTGCTTGTCGTAAGCGGCTGTTAGGGTCTTTAGCAGCCTTTGGAAACTTCTTCATCTGTCCTTCAGATCGCGCACAAAAGGACTTACGTCTTTTGGCTCTAGCTCCCGAAGGGTTCTTCTCGGTAACTGCAGTCTTTAGCTTGCTGCCGGGATTGGCTTTCCTATAGGCTTTTACACCTTTAGTGGTCATCCCCGCCCCCTTCTTAGTCGGGCGAAAATTGCCCGACTTGACGGAGGTTTTGATGCCCATTCCCTTTTTGCTAGCCATTAGGCCGCAGCTCCGCCCTCAAACAAGAGGGTCACACTAGTTATATTGACGTCATTAACGTCGATGTAAATACCATCCTCAAACAAAATGCCCATATCTGGGATCATCAGGTCCTGAGCTCCTGCAACAGCGGGAGTATTGATGGTTAACTTAGCGGTGCCAGAGTCTGTAGTGCCATCTTTCAAAGCAAAAGATGACGCGGTAGCTGTATTAGTGAAATACACTCCCACCAGACGCGTACGGCCTGTGACGGCTGAGGCATCCGCCGTCTTAGTGACGGACTGAATATTGCTGAAACTCATGGTTCTCTCCTTCAGTTAGTAAGGATTAACCTGCTGAGATAGATAAAGTAACGCCGTCAAGCCAGATAGCGCCTGCAACACCCGGATCAGAAGTAGGGATAACGATTACGTTAGCTGTGTCGGTAGCTGTTAAAGCACCAGTAGCGGTTACGGTAGTTGCAGTTACAGAGCCTTGGAAGCCGTTGGTCGAGATGACCGGACCTGAGAAGGTGGTATTAGCCATTTGAGAATCCTCACATGCGAGTTAATTTTGGGGTGCATCTGTCTGCATGTCGTCAGCCGGGACTGTCAGATACACCGGATGACCCCGGTACACTTGAATATTACATTATTTTACGACGAATGGAAGAGGATTATTCAGCCATTTTTTCATGTATGTTTTTGACCCACCAAAGAAACATGTCTTGGCTAAGGGTGTGCTTCATAATATTTACTCGAGTAGCTACCAACTGAACATTGTCTCTCGTATAGGGCCCAGAAGGGTTTATCCTGTCTATTGAGGCGTTGAACTCTTTTCTTGTTCGGTCTCCGTAGCTCCCATCCCGTTGATGCGTCATGAGAACGCCAGAAAGGGCGCATCGGCCGTTTTGTGCTTCCCAGATTTCTATTACCTCGTCGGAGGAAAGATCGTACTGAATACCTTGTTTGGTTCTACCGGATTTAAGTTGAGTGTTTACTACGCGAAGATAAGCTTCGGGAGTGGCAGAAACCTTACGGGCGCGCTGAAGGGTCACGCATTTCTGGCAAACACCACGCACCTGCCCGTCTTTGAAATGTTCAAACTGAGACAACAGCCTGACTTTATTGCACGACGTGCAAAGTCGGGAGCCTTGCGACAATTCTTTATTAGCCTTGGGTTTTCTTGGCATTATTTTACTGCCCATAAAAAAGGGCCCCGAGAGGCCCTTTCCTTTGCATCAACTAGCTTACGGAGTACCCGGTGAGCCGAAGATACCACGTGGATCGCTGAAGCCAAAGCTGTAGCGCTCACGTGCCTTGT